CCGCTCGTCTATTATAGATGGAGTTCAATTCCTTAATTGAACTACGGACGCATGAAAAGATGACAGTGGCACTACGCAATTTAGAATTTGAATAAATTGTGTGGACCTTTGGTATACGAGGGGAAACCCTCATACCATGCCAATACATTTCGCCGCAAAAAACGGCCGCCGTGGGTGAAACCACGGTTTTGCGCTCGTTAATAGACCATCCGTAGGTAGCTGCTACTTCCTTGTAGGCGTCGATACTACTGGCCGAATAGACCAGATCGTCACCGCAGAGCGAGTAACTTTTAATACCTGCCTGTTGAACTGCACAATGGTGCAGCAAGGAATTTAGCTCAAATGTACCTTTTAGGCCCATCAGCACCTTTTTAGGGGTGATTACCTTGCCGTTCGGCATAGTAATGGGGAGATGGAAAAGATAGTCTCCCAACTCTGGAAGGCCTAAACAGACGAGCCCTTGGCGGAGATAACTAGTTTTTGTGTTATCTGAAAAGGCATCTAAATCTGCCGATATTATAACATCACCGCTGCCAGGATTTCTGGCAGTTAATTTCTTAATGAAACGGTGTCCCTTAGACTGTTCTGTGCTGCAGTCGCCTGGGATTTCTCTCAGACATGCAGTAGCACGGGCGAACAGCCCTGTAGAATGTACAAAGGGTGAGTTATAAGGCACGATAAGCCGAAGCTTACCGCCCGCCTCAGTAAGTACGTGTACTTTACCATATGGCGGTGGTTTTAAAGCTGAAGGTAATCTACATATAGTGTTACCATAGGCATCACGCGATAATCGCATGAAGTGCCCGCCAAACCATTCCGGAAGCATTGGAGTATCTCTCAATGCCGATGGCTTAGTCGATAGACTGTTAAAGTCTACGTACCGTGGTAGTGAATCAAGAATCTTAAGGTTAAATAACCTTGGAATTAAGGTTGGACGCTCATCCTCTTCTGGTCTACTCTGACCATCATTGGAAGTAGGCTTATTATCGCCTATAGCGTCTTCCGGTTCAGCCTTAGCTGAGCCTGACTTATTTCCCCTATCGGATTCTTCCGACTGTGACTCAGTCACTCGGGTTTCAAAGTCTTGCAGACTCTGCTTGATTTGATTCACGGAACTAATTTTTATCATTTTTGCAAATGATAGAACAACGAGAACCCGTTGCGCACGCTTAGCGTCCGCTTTGGACGGCCCCGAAATCTTCGAGAGCCGCTCGAGTTCCGCCCAGTACCACGCAAATAGCTTAGGGTAAACCTTACCCTCGGCTTTCTTAAGTCCTACTAACGGAAAACCAGTAAGGTCTCCGCCTAGTAACTTAAGGCCGTAAGTTGGGAAAGCACGTGTTTGTGCTAGAAAGCTTACTCCGTTATTACGTAGTCGGTTTTCAACCTCCTTAAGGTAGCTCTTACGAGCATCTTTCGGACAAGGTACTTCGCGCATTAAGGCGCTAAGTACCGCGACGAATAGTTTAATTTCGTCGTCACTCAACTTACGAACAGAATTCTTCAAACCTCGGTTTGAAGTTCCTTTTTGTTTCGAAACTTTTTTTGAAACCATAAAGGTATTCCTCCAATAAGTTGGTAAAGCTAACGCGAAGTTAGCAATATTATACCCATTTGGAGCACTCAAAGGAGAGCCGCCGGCAAGGAATGTTTTTGCCGGTCA